ACTATCGTTGCCACGTTGAAGTCAGCAACAGCTAATAGCTATGTGACTTTAGCTGAAGCAAACACTTATTTTGAAACCGTCCCAGATTCAACAACTTGGGATAATAAGACTGATGACCAAAAGAATCGAGCATTAATATCTGCTACGAGATGGATTGATAGTCTTAATTTTTATGGTGATCGTTGTGATGAAGATCAAGCATTAAAATGGCCTAGAAATAACTATGAAGTTGATGATGTAGAGCTTGCTTGTACTGCGATTCCTGCAAGTATTAAATATGCAGAATATGAATTAGCAAGGGCATTAGCAAATGAAACAGATGCAATAACTGGTAACAAAGGCACTGACGGAACTTATGAAGAAGTCAAACTAGGAGACATGGAGGTTAAATACAACACTGATAGTCAGGGTGTTGGAACGATTAACAATGTATTTGACGTTTATCCTTGGTTGCAGTCCTATCTTGGTGCTTATTGTCTTGGTGGAAGTGGCAGCTATCAAGTTCGGGTAGTTAGAGGTTAATTATGGCAGGAGCATTAGACACAGCTTTTAAATCTCTAGCTAAAAGTGTAGTTGCTGATCTTGGGTCAGCTTTAGACACTACGATTACTTATTCTGTAAAGACGGAAGGAAGTTATAACGTAGCGGCAGGGAAACAATTAGAAGTTACAACAACTTATGCTGATATAAAGGTTCCTATTGAATTTATTAAATCAGAACAGGATGAAGAAAGAGAATTAAGACAAGCGAAGTTATATGTTACTCCTGACTTGATCGGAGATCATCAGCCTACTTTTAGAGATGAGGTGACATTAAGTTATGCAGGATCAACGCATGTAGCTCAAATCCTTGAAATAGATACAAAAAGAGGTGGGCAAGTTTATTTATTTACTTTGTTGGTGAGGTTCTAATGGCTAAAAAAGAATTTAAGAACTCTAAAGAGTTAAAAAAAGCAATATTGAAAGATTGGGAAGATCAATCCGAGGCTCATTTAAGTCAATTTATTAATTCCGTTGCTAGTGATTTAGCTTCTAAAGAAGTAAGTCCTGTAAAGACTGGATTTTTTGCTTCTAGTTGGCAAGTCTCTAAAACAAGGATGCCACCAGATAACCAAGAAAAAATCAAACCTTGGATTGGTAACAGAGATTATATTGCTCCAAGATTTAAGGTTCCGACTAGATATAAGTTTAATCAACCTATTTATATTGGTAATAGAGCTAAATACACGGAAAAAGCTTTAATGTCTCCTAAATCTAATGTTGGTGCGTATATTCTTAACGGTTCAGGTACTTTTAAAGAAGGATTGAGGCAGAAAGTAGATAGAATTTTTACTGATAAACGTCCTAATATAAATATTGAGGGATTAGACGTATGACACTCGTAAAGACAAGAGCAGCTTTTGAAAAAGCAGTTACAGATGCAGTTAAGGATGTCGATCCAACTGTAAAGATGGTTTATGACAATGTTGGTTATACAAGACCAGGAAAAACGGTGAAATATATAGTAATGACAGTTAATTTTGGGCAATCTACTCAGCAAGCTCAAGGTGCAGCAAGCTCTTTTTATGCAGGTTTTATTCAGTGCAGAGTTTACGTTCCAAAGAATAAAGGCACATCTGTTTTAGCTGCCGTGAGTGAGTCAGTTATTACAGGTTTAACTTCTGTTAATGCTTCTGATTATGTTGATACTTATTCTTGCTCACCAAGAGTAAGTGAAATATCTGGCCCTGGGATTGTTCTTGATGATGAAGACGAGTCACACTGCTTGGGTGTCATCACTTGTCAGTTTTCAGCAATCGCCTAATATAGTATTATTATCCTATTAAAGTAAGGAATTTTTTATGAGAGCCGTTGAACTCTTATCCAATAAATTTGGAGTCAGCCAATTATATCGACATGATGTAAAGAAAGACGGTGAAGTTGTTCTTACTATTTTTTGGCATCCATTAACAATTGCAGAAAGAGAATCTATCCAGAAAAAGTCTGGTAATACAGACGATGCTTCTAATTTTGCTTTGTCTCTAATGATTGAGAAAGCATTAGATGAAAAAGGTAAAAGATTATTTGCTGACGGAGACAAGGCGACTCTTCGCAGAGAAGTTGAAGCTGCTGTTTTACAAGAAATTCAATTAGCAATGCTTGATTCTGGTTCGAGCAAGGAGGTGGAAGAGGCAGAGAAAGATTTGAAAAGCGAATAAAGAATGGATCTTTTTATTTTCGTTAGCAAAGGAATTAGGCAAAACCGTTAGGGAGTTGACAAGAGAATTAACAAGAGAAGAAATGATTGGTTGGGCTGCGTTTTTTAAGATTCAGAATGATGAAATGGAAAAAGAAAGAGAAGCAGCACAACGAGGTAGTGCTACTAGAACGCAAAAGAGGTAAGATAGATAATATTGTTTGGTACCAGAGGAGTGGCTAATTATACCAATACAATTGAATTTAAAGCAAAAGACGCTCAGATTAAAAGTGCTGTAGATAAACTTGCTAAATCTTTAGGTGTAATAGATAAACTTGTTGATGGTATTAATGGGAAATTTGTTAAAGGGTTAAGAGGTTCAGTTGGTGCTATTAGTAAAGAGTTAAAGACAACAGTTAAGGTTGCAAATGATTTAAGTAAAGCTTTTTCCTCTGCTCAAAAACAATCGAAAAAAGTTAATGTAGAAATTTCTAAAACGGAAAGAGGTTTATTAAAAGCCTTACGTGCTGTTAAATCACAAGGTGGTGCAGTTAGTGTTAGTAAAAAGCCAGATTGGGGGCCAAATTTTGAGGTTAAAAATAAAGGGGTTATAGATGCTCAGAATAATTTAAAAGAGTTTATGCAACAGGCAGCGAAAGCTGACCGAGTTTTTTCTAGTAATGAATTAGGTTTAACAAAGCAAATCGCTGGTTTTAAAGGACTTGCTGCCAGTATTAATGTTTCTAAAACTGCGATAAAAGGTAAGACAGAAGAATATAAATTGTTTATGAACGCAGTAAGAGGACAGGCTATAGCTGAACAAAATTTATTAAGAATAGAAAGAGAAAGAATTGCGGCAAGGAAATCATTAATAGTAGGAGAAGGTTTAGGTCTTACAGCAGGGCCAGGTGGAACCTTTGAGTCAATAAAAGATATTTTGGGTCGTGAAGATCAGATGGGAAATACGTTGGCTGATATAAATTTATATAAGAGTGAATTAGAAGAAGCTCTTCAATTTATAGAACGTGGAACAGAGGAATACTTACAAACAGAGGCAGCTATTGAACGAATTAATGTTGACTTAAATAAAGTTACAAAGAAAGAAAGAGAGAGAAAAAATGAGTTGAAAGAAAGTGGCAAGATTATTCGTAATATGATTAAAGATCTAGGCAAACTTGGTGGTCGTGGGATAAAAGAATTTCTTGGTGTTTTAGGAGGAAAAAGAGGGATGCTTCCTCAACTTGCAGGAGGGGCAGTTGGGTTACAAGGGATAAAGGATATGGTTAAATTTGTTCCTTTTTTAGATAAGAAATTAAAGGCACAAGTAAGAACTTATGCTGAATTAGGACAAAAAGCTACGACAGTATTAGGAGGAATAAAGCTTGCATCAATTGGATTATCAGGTGCATTAGGAGCAACAACATGGGTCGTTGATGCAATAAAAGGTTTTGTTCAGTTTGAAGATGCTGCTTTTGAAACCTTCCATCGAATCCAAGGTGGGATGGATAAGACGTTCTCTTTCTTTGCGAGATTTGCTAGAGAACTTCCTCAACTGATGTCTTCAGCAATGATGGTAATGCCTCAAGCATTTGGAGGTGCAGGAGGAAAGGGGTCAATATTTGATTTCATGGCAGAAGGTAGTGCAGCTCAAAAGGTAATGGAAGGAGGACAATGGACATTAGAAAGGAAAGAACGAGCAAGATTCGCAAGACAAGGCCCAACTAAATTACAAGGTTTACAAGAGGAGCTTGATTGGCAAAGAAGATTAGCTACCGATAGAAATTCTTCATCTAAGGATTTTATGCAAATCCAAAAGAAGATCCTTCAATTAGAATTAAGGATAAGAAAAGAGGAAGCTAACAGGTTAAAGACAAGGAAGAAACTTAATGGTGTTGTTAGTGAAGAACTGCAAATCGAAGCTAGAAAAGCTTTAGCAGCACAAAGGACAGCCGCTATTGCAGAAGACGATAGATTTGCTCTTATGGCTCAAAGAGAGACAGATAGTGTTGAATTCAGAGGAAGAAGAGTAAGCAGGGGTGGTTGGAGAAGATTCCAGCAGATGAAGAAGAATAGAAAAGAAAGAAGAGAAAGATTGAATGAAGGATTGATGTTAGGAGCTGGTTTTCCTGTTCTTTTTGGAGGAGGACTTGGAGCCGTAGGAGGTGGTGTTGCTGGTGCTGTACTTCAATCGAAAATGGGGCCAGGAAAAGGATTTGGAGCGCAAATACTTTTAAGTGCGGTAGGACAACAGCTTGATGCTATGTTTAGTGCAGTTATGACTAGAACGAAAGAATTAGCTGCTGCTTTAGATGATCCTATTAACAATATTCAAGTTCTGATTAAAGCTTTAGGACAAACAGGAACAGAATTTGGTAATACAATAAGTAGCTTAGAAAAGATGGGATTAAAAGCTCAAGCGGGTGAAATTGTTCTTCAAAAATTTAACGATCAATTTGGTAAGTTAACGACTAAAAGTTTAAGTGAAGTTAATAAAGAGCAAAAAGAATTAACTAACCAATTAAATATATTAGGGACTTCTATTAGTATTTTAGTTTCTGGCCCATTATCTAATTTTATAAAGAAAATTAATGAAGGAATTACTGGGCCTCAAAGTGATATTGATCAGGTTTTTCACTTTTTTAAAGATGGAGATGGTTCTCGTTTACCACAAACTAGAATCAGAATGCAGGAGAGATTTAAGGAGATTACAGGACACGATGTTCAGAAGTGGATTGATAAGGAAATACCAAAAAACATATTAGAAAGTGATGAATTTAAAAAGAATGTTCGTACTTTCTTAGATACCCATCTGGATCCAAATGGTTCAACAAAAAGGGCAGAAAGTGATGCTGCTGAAGCTAGAGCAAAGAAAGCTGTAGCTGATGCTAGAGCTTTTGAATTAAGTATTCAAAAAGATCAACTTGAAATTGAGAAATTATCGTTAACAGCAAGAGGTGAAGACTTAGATGTGATGGCTAAAGAAATCACATTAAGAGAGACAAAGAATGAAATACTTAAAAAAGAAGGTGAAAGGAAATTTGCTTTAACACAAGGGAAAGAAGAAAGAGCTGCTGAACTACAACATGAAATAGATCTATTAAATATTAAAAAAGAAAGGAATGAAGTTGAGCTTGAACATGCACAAATCCTTGCGAATCCTGTAAAAGCAGCAATTGTAGATTTAGAAAAAGAGTTAAACAAATTAAACGATGTTCAATTCCAAATAGTTGAATTATCTGGTGCAATTAGTTCGTCATTTAGCGAATCATTTAAAGGCATAATTCAAGGCACTATGAGTGTCCAAGAAGCATTTGCAAATATGTTTAGTCGGATTGCAGATCATTTCTTAGATATGGCTGCAAGGATGGCTGCGGCTCAGTTACAGCAAGGAATATTGAAAATGTTTATGCCTTCTGTTGCTAGTAGCTTTGCAGGAGGATTCTCAGCAGGAGGCTTGGGATCTAAAATGGGTAGTGGTTTTTATTCAGGTGCTAATACAGGAGGACTTAGCTTTAGTGATGCAATAAAGATAGGTGGAAAAGCAGCAGGAGGGCCAGTATCAGGAGGATCACCTTACATCGTTGGAGAGAAAGGCCCAGAATTATTTGTTCCAGGTTCTAGCGGTAATATCGTTCCAAATCACGAATTAGGAGGATCTGGTACAAACATTGTGGTTAATGTTGATGCTTCTGGTTCGTCAGTTGAAGGAGATGCAGGGCAAGCTGAACAACTTGGAAGTATGCTAGCAGCAGCAGTTCAAGCTGAAATAGCTAATCAGCAACGACCAGGAGGGCTTTTAGCAAATAGATAATGGCAACATTCCCGTCAATTACTCCTTCGTATGGAGCGAACCAAAGAAATAATCCTAAAACCCGTGTTAGTAGCATGGGTGATGGGTATGAGATCAGAGTAAACGTAGGACTTAATCAAAATCCAAAAGAATGGGCTTTACGTTGGCAGAACATTAGTGAGACTGATGCAGATACGATTTCCGATTTCTTAGATAACAGAGCGTCAGATGGAGCAAGCTTTGATTGGACTCCTCCTGACACTACAACTTCTTATAAATGGGTGTGCGCTAGTTGGACAAAATCAATACCTTACCTAAATCGAGCTACTATAAGTGCAACATTTAGACAGGTTTTTGAAGCATGAGTACCATTGTCACTAGGGCTGGCAAAGGCTCGCCATTAACTCATACAGAAGTTGATGCTAATTTCACAAATTTAAACACTGATAAAGCTGGTTATATAACTGGTGATGGTGGAACAGTAACGCAAGCTACTTCAAAATCGACTGCGGTTACACTTAATAAAAAATGTGGAACAGTCACAATGAATGGAGCTGCTTTAGCGGCTGATGCCATTGTTTCTTTTACTCTTACTAATTCAACAATTGCGGCAACTGATGTTGTTGTTTTAAACCATGCTTCTGCGGGTACAGCAGGAAAGTATGCTTTAAACGCACAAGCAGCAGCAGGTTCAGCCTCAATCAATGTGACTAACATTTCAGCAGGATCATTAAGTGAAGCAATTGTTATTCGTTTCGCTGTTATTAAAGCTGTAACTGCATAAATCAATGCTGTATTGCGTTGTTAATTACTGGGTCGCTGACTACGCAGAAGGCGAAGGTGGTTTTAATTTACAAAAAACCTTACAAGATGCTGATGCCAAAACGGTTGTTGAACTATTTGATTTTGAATTAAATACGGCCCAACATGGTGAAACAACTGTTTATAGATTTACTAATACAAAGAATGAATTAGGTAACGATATTGTTTGGCAAGGTAATACTTACACAGCAATACCATTAAAGGCAGAAGGATATGAAGCCAGTGGACAAGGTACATTACCTAGACCAAGTATTTCTGTCTCCAATCTACTTGGTACGTTTACAACATTAATTGCTGTTTTACCTGATGGATTAGAAGGTTGCAAAGTAACAAGAACTCGTACTTTATCCAAGTATTTGGATGCTGTTAATTTTACTGGTGGATCAAATAGTGATGCCGATCCAACAAGTTACTTTAGACCTAGAGATATTTACTTTATAGATCGAAAATCAATGGAAAACAGAGATGTTATCTCATACGAAATGTGTAGTGCGTTTGATTTAGCTGGAGTAAGATTACCAAAACGACAGATATTGCCTGATGACTTCCCTGGAGTCGGTACGTTCAGTTATTAACTGGAAACATACAGCATTAGAAGCAGCAAAAGAAGCTGACCCGAAGGAAGCTTGTGGCCTTTTGTTATTAGTTAAAGGGAAGAAAAGATATTGGCCTTGTAAAAATGTTGCTAAATATCCTGAACAAATGTTTCAAATTTGTCCAATTGATTATGCAAGAGCAGAAGAAAGAGGAGAAATTCTAGCTGTTGTTCATAGTCATCCTATATCTGCTCCAGAACCGTCTGAAGCAGACAAAGTTGCTGCTAGTAAAGGAAAGATCCCGTGGTATATCGTTAATCCTAGAATGGAGAAATGGAGTACATACAATCCTTCTGGAGTTTATATCTCACCCTTGTTATCGAGGCAATGGGTTTGGGCAGTGCAGGATTGTTGGACTCTCGCACGAGATTGGTACAAGCAGGAAGGATTAGAGTTAAGA